TGTACTACCACCATCGTTCTTTTGCAAATCCTTGACCAATTGAGCATGAAGTTGCTGGGCCGTGGGAACTTTAGGAAGTCTAGGGTTTCTAACCCTTGGCAGCTTTGAGAGTTTAACCTTTGGGAGCACTTAAAAAGTACCTTTACCATTATTGTTATTAAAATAACGGCCACGGACCTGGGATTGGGTTCCCTTGATCAACTCTTCTGAGTCACGGTCCAGATGCTCACGGCCCCATTCCATGGGTACGTCTTGATCGCCGGATGTAATGTTGTACATCCTGACCTTTAGGTTCATCTCACCGCCATACTTGAAGGCGCCCATTCCTGGGAACGTATCAACAGGGCCACCCATATTGTATCCCTGTTCCTTGTTCATTTTTTTAGCTTTTGCCATAAGATCACCAGCCTCTCTCTTGGATATGCCCATTTGCTTTGACATCTGGGACGACATATTACTTCTCTTCATAACGCTCCCCTAATGTTTCACGTGAAACATCACGCCTTCCTTGTTTTACTTGCTCTTCTCGCCAGATACGCTTTGTAAGAACGCTTCGCCGCAGCAAGTGTATCGTACACAGGTTTCCCGGAACTGGAAAAAGTCCAGCCGCCTTTTACTTTCCGTATGGGCATTACTCACCTCTTCCACCAGAACCCATCTTTTCGATGCGCTCCAGGTTTACGTCCGCTCGAAGCATGGCTATGTCTTCCTGAGAGTCTATCTTCTCCCTGGTTATAGCCTGACGCTCTCCCTCACGCTTCTCTTCAAAAGCCTGTTTGGACGCAAACTCATCGGCCTTCCGTTCCATATCCATGGCCTTGATGTCCAGTTCCTTACTCCGCAACTGAACCAAAGGATCGCTCTGTCCTTCTGGAGGCGGAAGCAATACGGACATAACTTCTTCCGTGTATTGCGCGATAAGTTCCGCAACCCGTCCCTCTATATCCATTTGCTGTGGTTGCTGGCCCATCTGCATTGCCTGTTGTTCCTGTACCATAGCTTCCGCCATTACCACTCCTCTGGCCTTAAATGCAATATGTTCGCACAAATGTGCCTGTAACAGGGCAAAAATGGGGGGATTGGCGGCTGGGGTAGGGGTCTGCATAAACATAATATGCGCGGCTATGTGGGCGTCATGATCCTGTGTCGGGAACGCCTGTAAAGTCTCCTGAATGATGGACTTCGCGTTCTCTATCGCCGGGTCTGTTGGTTGCGGCGGTTGCGGTACAGGAAGCAGTCCCTCAATATTCGGCACACCAATCGCTTCATAGATGCGGCGGTACGCTTCGTACAGATTGTGCATTTGCGGATTGCTCTGGGCAAGTTGCAATTGCGTCTGGGCCAAAGCAAGACGCTGCGACATCGAGAATATATTCGGGTCAGAAACGGGAACAATATCGATTCTTTCATCAAAATCCGCCTGCTTTATAGTAGCTTCCGCACCCCATACATTGTATGGGTACATAGGAGGCAATGATTCAGCAAACACCCTGGCCAGCATTCTAAATTCCTGTTTCTGTGCATAGTGTAGCCGCTTGTGTATGGCTGACATTACCTTAGACCCTCGCTCTAACAGAGCAACAGTCGTTCCTACAGCCGCTTGCTGGTTGCCATCACCAACCTGCATGTCGGCTATTGCCGCAAAGCGCCTTCCGGCGTCCACAACAAATCCTAAAAGCTGCGTCAATGTTTGACTAGGCTCTTTATACGGAAGGGGCAAAATGCTTTCCTTTAAAGCACCGCCCGGTACATCAATATCACGGAACTCACCAGGGGCCAGCGGTTCATCCGAATCGCGTATGCGTATGCCTCGCGCCTTGAAGCCAGCAGGTAAGTTAGCCAAAGTTCCAGCGTCAATCAGTTGCCGTAAAATGGAAGTGGCGGAACGTCCCAATCCACCAATCATATGCAAAAGACCAAAGCCATAGAACCCTAAACCAGGTAAAAACTTGTAATGCGAAAAGTATTGGATTTTACGATAATACTCATCACCTTCACGCCAGTTTCGGCGGACGGACAGAACCTTAGTGCTACCCTCGTCTATGGTGACAATATAAGGAAGCTTGATCCCTGTCTTTTCCCCGTCAAGGGGGTTGACATGCTCAAAACCAGGTAAATCCAGGTCCGTATGGACTTCCAGTAAAGTGCAGTCTTTATCGTCTGTGGTCTTCTCAATACCAGAAAGTTTGCGCTCTTTTTCTCTAAGCTCGTCTTCCTGATCGTAGGGTATTAGGTCCACATCCCTGTAAAAGCCAGCTGCCTGAAACTTGCGGATATCGTTCTCCCCCATGCGAATAACATGCACAATACGATTGGAAGAGGCCAAATCTGTGGCATTATAGGGAACTACCAAGTCATCAGCAGGGACAAAACGAGCTACCGCCCTGTCAAGTATGTCGTCAAAATAAACTTTCTTAAAAGCAGACCCAGCCAAAGGAAGATAAAACAGCAACCGATCCATTTCAGGATCGTATTCTTCCATTACATGAATAATCTCATAGTTCATAAACTCCTTGACCCGTTCCGCCTGGGCCTCAACTTCGGGAGTAGATGCCCCTATAATCTGGGTACGTACTGGACCACTGCTAGGAAGAAGTTCCTTATACGCCTGTGCCTGAAACTGGGTAACTGCTTCTGCAATAAGAGGATGGGTAACGCCGCTCGAACCACGGAAGGGTTCTTCCCGTTCCTCATACTTTATACCCAAGAGCTCCAGACCATTGGTGTAGGCTTCTTCCCACTCCTGTCTGCTGGCCCGGTCATCCTTATATAGTCCGACAAGATCATCAGACATCTCCATAAGGACCCTTTCGTCCAAAATCTCTGCTAAATTAGCGTCTGGTTCTGCCTGAAGTTCTTCCTGAATAGCCTGGTCAAAATTTACAAGAACGGAGCCATCGTCTTGCTCCATCATTTCTGTTGGCTCTTCAATCTCCTCGACTTCAATTTCCTCATCAACCATATCGCCAAGGGGCGTACCTTGCGCTGGCATCGCATTGTCAATTAAAGATGTACGGCCATTAGCCATTATTTAGACACTCCTTTAAATTTCTCATAGGTGCGGAGTCCACCTAATCCTAACATACCTAATAGCACAGGCATCATAGTAGATAGATCAAGTTGTGGTAATTGAACGAGATCTCCTGTCTGCGCCATGATAAACATAGCCATCGGTTGTCCTACGTAAGTGTAAAACAAAGCCAGGCCGCATGTCCACCCCACAAATGGGCGCCAGCCAGCAACAAACAAGCTTCGATGCGCTGCTTCCTGTTTGTTTACCTCGATCTGCGCCATATCAATCTTGGCCAGATGTTCGGCAAGTTTTGCCTGAATTTCTCTTTCGGCCCTGGCTTTTTCCTCTTTGTTTGGAAAAAACCTGTCCAGTACGTCCCCTACAACGGGTAGAAGGCTGGGAAGAAGTGCGGCTATAGCCATTACTTGGAACTCCCGTTAATCATATCGCGCAGCTTATTGGTATACTGCCACAACGCACTAATCTGCTTCTCTTGCATATCCGTTTGAGCCCTTAGTTTTGTGGTTTCCACAAAAGTGTTCCTCGACATAATATCGTCTACGTCCTTACGAAGCTCCTTGACATTTGCAGACAGCTTCACAGCAACAACAACCAAAGCCAGAAGCCCCATGACCTGTTGCCAGTAGTCCTTGATAAAAAGAGCTTCTGTTTCCATCCGTCAACTTAACACAACAAAGTACCGGGGGCGCCACTATATCCGCCCCACGGCACAATTTTTATGGAAAAAATGAAGCCCCATCAGGAGCCTCCGTTCTCCTTCATAATCAAACCAAGAGCTGCTATTGCAACACCTACAATAAGAACAGTCGGCTGAGTTATTATCACTCCGATACCAACGAGTCCCGCGCCAACAGCGGCCCAGGTCGAAGGTTCAGCTATACGATGTTGAATCCATGAAATCATGCAACACTCCTAATAGTAGTTACGGGGGGTGGGAGAGTGGACAGGTTCGTCATCTTCCTCATCCGTGTCAAGTCGAAGAAATCCGCCTTTACGGTATCTAATAAGTGCCATGGACATCGAATCGCAGTAATCGTCATGGTC